GAATATGAAATTATTTGTGAAACTGAATGTCATATACAAACTGATTGGGGAAAAATATTTTTTAATACATCAGTAACTATTGGGAATCAATCATTTGAATTAATAGAAGATTGGATTAAAGAAGCTTATACCATATAATCCAGTTAACACTGAAATAGATTCATAATAAATAAAATGGCAGGTTACTTATCACCTGCCATGTCATCATAAATTGCTTTCTCAGAATCACTAAGACTTTCATATGTGTATACTGATTCTTTAAACATTTCTTCTTCAGAATCATAATATGGTCCATCTTTGTGACCCATTGGTTTTTGCCATTTAGGTCTAAAGTATACATCAAAGTTTCTATTTAAATATGAAATTGAAACACCAGTTACTTCGTGTATTTTTACTTTAGTACAACCTTCAAAGATCATTTTCATAATTGTTTCTGAATGCTTATTTCCCAAACTCATGGTCCAAAATAATGAAATCCTTCATTTACAATATCAGTATCATTACCTTCTATTATATTCCAACATATAGTACCAAGACTAGATGTAACTTGTCTGTTCTTATCCTCTTTTTTAATAAAGTATTTAGAACCTTGCATGTAAGTGTAATCACTAGATTCTCTAAAAGAATTTGCATATTGCTCAATTGCTTGAAATACAAGTTCCCATGTATAATCTGGATACTCATTAAAGAACCATATGAATCTCTCATAAAGTTCTTTAGGATTTGTACGATATGCATTTGTTGAGTCAGGACGTTTTCCTTTTGGAAAATAATCATTGTATCTTACAATATTCTCTTCCCAATCTTCAAATGGCACTTTCTTTTTGGCTGGTGCTTTTTCTAATATTTTTTGGCCATTACGCAATACACCTTTACCAAGAGTAGTCAGAACATAAGTTCCTTCTATTTCTTTCATGTAATCACAAAGAGCAAGTCTATATTGCTCACTACGTACATTGATAAAATTTGAGTGCGTATAACTATTAAATGTAGAATGTAACACATAAAAACCATTAGGGCTAAGTTTTTGCTTAACCAAATAATCAAAAAATTCTTTCATGTTAATTTAGTATTGGTTCTTGTTTCTTCTTTTTTATAGAGATTGATTGTTCTGTTAATGGAATAAATCTATCTGCTCTGTATCCAATCCAAGGTAGTCCAAATTTTGTTCTACCTTCATTTGTCACACCTTTGATGATGTAGACTTTTTGTTCAAAGTTATTACTAAACTCAGATATAACTGAGTAAGTGTTTCCTTCCTTAAGCTCTGCGCCAGGAGGTAATTTGTCATCATTAATGCATAGGACTTCCATAATGTAAAAAATATAGGGCTGCTTTTACACAGCCCTTTGTAATTATCTAACAGGACATGCTCCTCCTTCGCAATCTGCAATATCCATATCATTCAAATTGATTGTTTCATCAAATGAAGATATAGGAGTTACAGATGCAGAAAGCTCTAAATATTTAGCTTCTGTGATTTCTTCCAATGGTGCTTGATCAAAACCATGTTCATTGTGAAGTAAGAATGATACTGATTTCATATTTACATAGTTCTCAGAAAGCCATTGTTTAATCTCATCAAGTTCATGCTTGCGATAGTAAATTGTTACTGATACTGCATTGTCTGACCATTCAGTTTGCAAACGTTTAATTACTTGCAACTGATCAACTGCAGACATATCGTTAGCAAGAAGAGTATGCTTTGGAAATTTGCATGGAAATGATACAATTATAGTACTGTGATCTTCTGTTCCATCAAAGTTGCGTTGAAATTCTACAGGAAATCCATTAGCTCTACATACTTTTACAATTGGACTGTCAGAAGACATTCTAATTCTACGTATATAAAATTCAGAATATGCAGGATGCGCACCAGATGTAACACCAGCTAACAAACTTAATGTACCAGATGGTTTAACAGTTGTCAATTTAATTGATGGATTGAAACCTTTTCCTTTACTATATTCTGTATCATATGCACGTAAATAATTATAACAATCTGATAACCAAGAACGTTGCTCATCTGTAGCTTGAAGATAACCTGTAACACCAATACCCATTCTCATGTTCTTGTGTACAATATCTTCAGTTTCCTTTACTGCACATTTAATTGCTAATGAGTGTTTGTTAATTCTATAAAGTATTCTAGATACTTCAAGTAGCTCATCATATGATTCAATATTTGGAAGATAGATTTCTGCTAAACAACATGTCTCAAAGTTTGCCAATGATTGTTCTGCACATGGATTAAAGCCCATTACTTCAGGATCAGGATATTGTGTTTCACCAACTCTACCCATTCTGCGAGATGCTTCAAGATTAATTAAACCATATGGTTCACCATTACCTTTGTATCCTTCCCAAAATTCTTCTGGCAACTTTGATATGTCATCACATATAACTGAATTGTTACTCATTGCACGCCAGTTAGGAATTCCTCCAAGATCCCAGCGTTTTGCACGTAAGAAATCAAAATCATCATAATCACCTAATGCAATTTGTGCTGAACGTCTCACATTACCTGCAACTACAATACGTCCAATAATGTTCATTATATCAAGACAATCAACTGGACGTAATCTTTTACCTGATCTTGAGTTAAGAATGGTGTTAATCTCACCAATTCCCCACACTAAATCTTGTGGACCAGATGCTACGCCACCAAATCCTTTGATTGGAGAACCTTTAGAGCGTATTAAATGACAAGCATAAGTAAATCCTTGCCCAGTGACAAATGATGCTTCTAGAACTCTTCTCATAAGCTCAACCCATCCTTCTCTTGAATCAGGTACAATAAAGTCAGCATCATTTACATCCATGCGTTCAACTTTCACCTTCTTTAATATTTTAGGTATTTGATAAACATGCTCACGTTGTATGTTAAAACCTACACCAGAACCTAACATTAGCATCTCAAATGCCCATGTAAAAGGTCTAATTGGTTCATCACAAACAACAAAAGCACAATTTTGCAATGATGGTAGACCTAGTTTATCAACTGTCTTTGTACCCAACTGCCACAAAAATCTTCCTGCAACTGTACCCTTTAAATTCATCATGATTCTTCTAAGAGAATCTTCATCTTTTTTTGTAAAACCAACATTGAGTTGAGTTCTACATGCATCTACTACTCTTTCAATAGTATCATGCCATTCTTCTGTTTTACCATTCTTTGTTGGTCTAGAGTATGTACGTTTATAAGTAACATATCCTACAGGACCCCAAGGAACAATAGCAACATCTGCTTTTGTTTCTGTCATAATTAAAGTTTTAAAATGTTATAAATTGTAATTGGAAAGGCGACAAAGATCGTAAAATTTATTCATTGTGCCAAGTAGTCATCATAATAATTTATAAAAATATATGTAAATATTTTTAGTTTTTTAAGATATTTATAGTATCTTATACTTGAGGAAGGTGAGAGTACATTTAACTGCATATGAGAAAGCATTTTGTACTTCTTTTTATATTGTCAATTTTATTTGTTTCATGTGATGCAGGTAAACGTTTGCAAAAAAAATTGGACAAATATTGTCCTTTATGTGTACAAAAAGATAGTACTGTAACCATAATACAGATTAAAGACACCACCATTGTAATTCCTGGAGAAACAATAACACTAATAGATACTCTTTATTGTGATTCTCTTGGTAATGTTATATCCAAATTAAAAGAAGACTTAAGAGACAAAGATGGTACTTTAGTTAGTATACAAACTAAGATTAAAGATAATGTATATTATACAAAAGCTAAAGTTCATACAATCTATAAAACAATTAAAGGCAATGATATTTATCATACTAAAGTTGTCACTAAAACTCTTAAACCAGAAAAAATTAAATACATTCCATGGTGGGTAAATTTCTTTGCTGTACTTGGAGCAATATTATTTTTTATTCTTCTTGTATACTTTGGTTACAAGTTAATTAAATTGCATCTCTTATGAAAACACAACTATCTTTATTAATACTAACAATACAATCTGAACTTTTGACTCTTATATCTATATGCTTTGCATTCTTTTTACCAATATCTGGCATCTTGTTGATGATAGGAGTATTAATTATCATTGATACTATCACAGGTATATGGAAAGCCAATAAGTTAAAAGAAAAAATAAGTAGCAGAAAGTTATCAGCTATTATTAGCAAGTTAGCACTCTATGAAATCACTGTTATAATGTTTTTTTTAATAGATGCATTTATTCTTAACGATATCATTCTTGCATTCTTTAGTGT